GGCGTTGTCCCGAGACGAACCCGCCCCGCTGGGCCGAGCCGGTGTGCTGTCCGTGGTGCCTAAAGAATGTGCAATCCTGTTGCCGAGCAAGCTGATGCTGCGGTACGATGACCTGAAGATACACGAAGGCGAGAAAGGGATCGAGTTCACCTACAAGACCCGCAAGGGGCGCACTCGCATCTATGGTGGGAAGGTGATCGAGAACGTATGCCAAGCCATCGCCCGGTGCATCATCGGGGAACAGATGCTGCGCATATCCACGAAGTACAAGGTTGTGCTGACTGTGCATGACGCCATCGCTTGCATATGCAAGGACGAGGAAGTCGAAGAAGCCCGAGCATACGTAGAAGAATGTATGCGGTGGGTGCCCAAATGGGCGGCTGGGTTGCCGCTTAACTGTGAAAGTGGAGTTGGAAAAAGTTATGGCGACTGCTGAAATTGTTGACTACGCTTATCCGTGCATGATGGCGGAGAGGGCACTTAGAGATCTACACAACGCCATGCTGCGTAACGACTACGACGAGGCGATGGAGCACGCGCTGACCGCGATGGCGGAAACAAAGTTGGCTTACAACGCTATCCGCTACGCGAAGGAATCCGACAAGTGACTACTACCCGATGGTCATACAGCAGCCTCAAGCTATTTGAGCAGTGCCCCAAAAAGTATTACCACGTACGGGTAGTCAAGGATTTTCAGGAGCCCGAGTCCGAGGCGATGCTGTATGGCACGCGGTTCCATGAGGCGGCGGAGTTCTACATCAAGGACAACACGCCGCTGCCCGCGTACTTCACGTTCGTCAAGGGGGCGCTGGACAACCTCAAACAGATCAAGGGCGAGAAGCTGTGCGAGTACGAGATGGGCGTCACCGAAGACCTACAGCCTTGTGCGTTCAACGATCCGAACGTCTGGTTCCGTGGGATTGCCGACCTGTTGATCCTAGACCGTGAGGCCGGTGAAGCCCGCATCATTGACTACAAGACCGGCAAGTCCGCGAAGTATGCGGACCCGGATCAACTGGAGTTGATGGCGCTGTGCGTGTTCAAACACTTCCCCGAGATCAAGAAGGTGCGTTCTGGCCTGCTGTTCGTGGTGTGCAACGCGTTCGTGAAGAGCAAGTGTGATTCAGCACAACAAGATGTGCTGTGGAAGAAGTGGGTAGACAAGCACGACAAGCTAAAATTTGCTATCGCACATGACGTATGGAACCCAAAACCCAGCGGACTGTGCCGAAAGCATTGCGTGGTGACATCGTGTCCTCATAACGGAAGGAACTGACATGCCCTACACCAAGTCCCCTCGTCCGTACAAGCATGAGTACGAGATGCAGCAGCAGCGTGGTGAACACGACGACCGTATGGAGAGGCAGCGTGCACGTCGGGCTCTGGACAAGAAGGGTGTGAGCCGCAAGGGTAAAGATGTCTCCCACGTGAAGGCTCTGGCGCGGGGCGGCACCAACTCAGATGGGTACAAGTTGGAATCCCCTGCGGCAAACCGTAGCAGGAACTTGCATAAAAAAGGGGAAAAACCCGGTTGACTTCGTAGCGCGACAGCGCTACATTGATCTTGTCTCTCTCGTAGAGACCCCCGTAAGGTGTGGGTGGGGGTGGCTCAGTGGCCAGTTAACTACACCAGTCGGCACGAGGAATCCTTTCTCCCCCTCGGGAACCGGCGATGCGAACGGCAGAACGGCTAACCCTGTTCTGCCTGTTCTGCCATCTTGACGAGACAACACAACATGCAAATCATTGACAACAAAGCACTCTTGTTGACACTACGCGACCCGGCCAAGGTCACTTCGGTCATCCCAAAAAGTAAGGTGGTTGGTGCCAACCAAGTGGCAGTGCACTGGGGGTTGGACGAAGCGCAGGTGTTGAAAAACCTGAAGATCAAGAACGTCCCGTCCCCCATCTACAAAGAGTACAACTGGCCTGGACTGTACGCACCCTTCGAACATCAGAAGACAACCGCAGCGTTCCTGACATTGAACAAGCGGGCGTTCTGCCTCAACGAGCAGGGCACCGGCAAGACGGGCAGCGTCATCTGGGCTGCGGACTACTTGATGCGCAAGGGGCGCGTGCGGCGCGTCCTTGTGGTGTGTCCGCTGTCCATCATGGATTCGGCGTGGCGCTCAGATCTGTTCAAGTTTGCGATGCACCGATCTGTAGACGTAGCCTACGGCTCCGCAGAAAAGCGCAGGGAGGTCATAGCAAGTCAAGCCGAGTTCGTGATCGTCAACTTCGACGGGCTGGAGATCATTGCCGAAGATGTTGCAACAGGCGGGTTTGACTTGGTGGTCATTGACGAGGCCAACGCATACAAGAACGTGCAAACAAAACGCTGGAAAGTCCTCAACCGCCTCATCAAAGCAGATACGTGGTTGTGGTTGCTGACCGGCACCCCCGCCGCGCAGTCGCCCGTAGACGCTTACGGCTTAGCTAAGTTAGTCAACCCCCTCGGTGTACCCAAGTTCTTCACGGGGTTCCGGGACATGGTGATGTTCAAGGCGACCCAGTTCAGGTGGATACCCAAGCCGACCGCAACCAAGACAGTGTTCAACGTATTACAACCGGCGATTCGGTTCACAAAAGACGAGTGCCTGGATCTTCCGGAGATGACCTACGTAGACCGCCACGTGGCACTGACGAAGCAGCAGGAGCAGTACTACAAGCTGCTCAAGAACAAGATGATCATCGAAGCCGCAGGTGAAGAGATCACGTCGGTCAACGCCGCAGTCAATCTCAACAAGTTACTACAACTGTCATGCGGGGCGGTCTACTCAGACACCGGGGACACCGTAACCTTCGACATCAAGAATCGCTACAACGTGTTACTTGAGGTCATCGAAGAAGCCGCGAAGAAGGTGCTGGTGTTCGTGCCGTTCCGCAACTCTATAGAAGTTGTCGCCAAGAAGCTCACCGACGATGGCTACACAGTCGAGGTAGTTAGTGGGGACGTGTCTGCCGCTAAGCGCACGGACATCTTCAAACGCTTCCAAGAAACGCCAGACCCGCGTATCCTAGTGATTCAGCCCCAAGCCGCAGCACATGGAGTCACGCTGACCGCAGCCGACACGGTGGTGTGGTGGGGGCCGACAAGTTCTCTAGAGACTTATTCACAGGCAAACGCCCGAGTACATCGGGCAGGGCAACGCCACCCCACAACTGTTGTGCGCCTACAAGGATCAAACGCAGAACGCCACGTGTACAAGATGCTAGACAACAAAGGAGATGTTCACACACAAATAGTTGACCTTTACAAGAGGCTACTAGACTAGCCCACAAAACGACACTAGAATTTAGATCCCAACAACAGGAGAACGAGATGGACAACGCGGTTGAAGACACCGAGAGCGAAGCCTCCCCCAAAATTCCCGTGGACCGTCTGGTCCGTGCGTATCTCAAGATGCGTACCGCTCGGGACGCCTTGGTCAAGGAGCACGAAGAAAAGCTGTCCTCATTCGATGAGGGTATGAAGACGCTCAAGCTGGCCCTACTGGGGTACTGCAAAGAGAACAACGTCGATAGCGCCAAGATCTCTGGGGTAGGCATGTTCTACCGAGGGGTCAAGAAGCGCTACTGGACAAACGATTGGGAGGCGATGGGCAAGTTCGTTGTTGAACACGAAGTGCCTGAGCTTTTCGAAAAGCGTCTGCACCAAGGGAACATGGAATCCTTCTTGGAGCAGCACCCGGATCTGCTGCCACCCGGGCTGAACGTGGATAGCGAATTCACCATCACCGTGAGGAAAGCCTAATGGCCGAAGATAAATACGTTCCGATTGACAAGATTGCAGAACACTTCCAAGTGTCTGTCTCCACCGTACGTTCATGGGTGCGGACAAAAGTCCTACCCGATGCCACATACTTGAAGATTGGTAAGACGTACCGATTCCAACTTCAGAAGGTCGAGGACGCATTGCGGGCACACAACACAGCCAAGACCGCAAAGCTGACCCCTACCGAAACCCCTGACCCTGACCAAGACCTGTAAGGAGAAACGAGATGAGCGAAATTGCACTGTTCAAGGGCGGCGTCCCTGCGTACCTTCGCCAACTGGAAGATGACACCACGAACGCCCTGGCGGGCGGAGAGATGGGCCAGCGCCGTATCTCTATCAAGGGCGGCGTGTTTCGGGAGATGATCGGCTCCAAGGAGTACCGCACCAGTGATGACCGCGCTATGGGGGTGATCATCATCAAGGCTGCGCCGAGCGTACATCGTACGTACTTTGAGGGCACCTACGTCGAGGGGCAAGCAAGCTCCCCGATCTGCTGGTCGTCCAATTCCCAGACTCCGGCCCCCGAAGTTCCTGAAACACAGCGCCAAGCTGCCAAGTGCATGGACTGCCCGCAGAACGTCAAGGGTTCTGGTCAGGGCGAGACCCGCGCCTGCCGGTATCAACAACGTATCGCCGTGCTGCTGGAAGGTGAAGTTGAGAAGCGCGAGGTGTATCAGGTGGTGCTGCCCCCGACCTCCGTGTTTGGTGATGGCGAGAAGAACAAGCTCCCGCTGCAGGCATACGCACGTCACCTGCGGGCGCACGGCACCCCAATTGCTGGGGTGATTACCGAGATGCGGTTTGACACTGCAAGCCCCACTCCGAAGCTGATCTTCAAGCCTGTGCGCCCCATCACGGAAGAAGAGCTTGCGGTTGTGCAGGAAATGAAGAACTCCAAGGAAGCGGAAGAAGCGATCAAGTTGACGGTAAACGTCTCCGCCCCCAAGCCTGCTGCCGCGCTGTTTGACACCCCTGCCAAGCCTGCGCCCAAGGCGAAGCCGAGCCCGGTGGTGGAGGAGGAAGAGGCCCCGCCGCCCAAGAAGATTGAGGTTAAGAAACCCGCTGCTAGTTCGGCAAGCCTTGAAAGTCTCGTGGACGGTTGGGACGACGAGTAAGTACGGAAGGGTAGCGGGCTATGTCCGCTACCCAGTTACTTGTCTATAACCTCAACCATCCTGGGATATGCAGACAAACGAATTCCTATCCGCAGTCCTTGGAGGAGATGGGTACATCTGTGTGTTCGGCGCGAATCCAGAAAAGAAGCGCGTCATTCAGAAGCTGTACTCCACCGTAGAAGCTGCAGCAGCAACAGCAGAAGACCTGATGCGTGAAGGCTTTGATGCCTACTTCGGGTTGGCTACGTTCATCAATGGCAATTCAAGGAGGGCTGACAATGCCAAGTCCCTGAAATCTTTTTTCCTCGATATTGACTGCGGGGCGCACAAGTCTGAACACGAAGGTTACCCGGGCGGGCAAACCGATGGCGTCAACGCGCTCAAGCAGTTTTGCCGAAGCACGCGGTTACCTAAGCCGACCCTGGTGAATTCTGGGCGCGGCGTGCACGTGTACTGGATCTTGGATGAGGCTATCTCTCCGGATGAGTGGTTGCCCGTAGCCGAAAGTCTCAAGACACTGTGTGCAGCGCACGGGTTGAAAGCCGACCCCGCAGTGACATCGGACATCGCTCGTGTCCTGCGTATCCCAGGCACATTGAACTTCAAAGACAACCCACCACGAGATGTGTTGTTGGTTGGGGATATGGCACCAGCAGTCAAGTTCTCTACGTTCAAAGAACTTGTGGGATACGTGCCGAAGCGATCCCTGCCGTTTTCTCCTATTGACGACGACATCACCTCGTCTATTCTTGGCAATTACCGTAACGTCTTCAAGACCATCATGTTGAAGACGGAGGCTGGTCGTGGGTGTGCACAACTGAAGTACATCATTGACCAGCAGGCGACCATGCAGGAGCCGATGTGGCGAGGCGGATTGTCTATTGCCAAATTTTGCGTGGACGTGGACGAGGCAGCGCACACGATCTCCAGCGGGCATCCCAACTACACACCCGAAGAGACGAGTCATAAGCTCGATCAGATCAAGGGACCGTACACCTGCGAGACGTTTGAAAAGTTGAACCCCGGCTCACTATGCAGTGAGTGTCCTAACAAAAACAAAATTAAGAGTCCTATCGTACTTGGCCGCGAGGTGCAGGAGGCGGAGGACGAAGACAACGTAGTAGAAGACACCCCCCAGCTTATCCCGACAGCGGGTAAGCAGACTTACGTAATCCCCAAGTATCCGACGCCGTATTTTCGTGGAGTGTACGGCGGTGTGTTCAAGCGAACCAAGGACAAAACTGGAGACCCGGTTGAAATTCCGGTGTATCACAACGATCTGTATGTGATTCGCAGATTGACTGACCCCGAAATGGGGGAGGCCATTGTCATCCGCCTGCATTTACCGAAAGATGGGGTGCGTGAGTTCACCATTCCGCTGGCCTCGGTGTTGTCCAAGGATGAATTTAGAAAATATATGGCAATGAATGGCGTTGCCGTAATCAGAATGGAAGAACTTATGAGCTACACAACGGCATGGGTAAACAAGTTGCAAGCTGAAGTGGAAGCAGACATTGCACGCCGACAGTTTGGTTGGACTGATGACACCTTGACCACATTTGTGGTTGGGGCGAAGGAGATTCACGCAGACCGTATTGAACCGAACCCACCGTCAAGTTCGACGTTGCGGTTGTTCCCCGCGATGCAGTCAAAGGGCACGCTGGAAAACTGGATCAAGATGGCGGAGTTCTACAACCGACCCGGCCTTGAGATGCACCAGTATGTCATTGGTTTGAGTTTTGGCAGTCCGTTGCTGGCGTTCTCTGCCGATGGGGCGGCGCTGTTTCACATGCACAGCAAAGACCCAGGCATTGGCAAAACCACTGCGATGCGGGTGGGTAACTCCATTTGGGGCGAACCGATGGAGATGATGTGTCAGGAGCGGGATACGTTCAACTCAAAGATGAACCGCATGGAGGTGTACAAAAACGTCTTCATGAGCGTCGATGAGCTGACCAACATTACGCCAAAAGACGCAAGTGATTTCCTGTATCAACTGACCGGGGGTAAACAACGCAATCGGATGAGCGTAGGCGGTAACGTTGAGAGGTATCGTGGTGAGCAGGCAAAGATGAACGTCACCAGCACGGGTAACACGGGGTTGATCTCTCGGGTCACCATGTACAAAGCCATGCCGAAAGCCGAATCCGTACGGGTGTTGGAGTGCCACGCACGTGCCTATGACTTTGGCGATAAGGCCGAGACAGACAACTTTAACCAAGTGCTGTCGGAGAACTATGGGGTGGCATGCGTTCCATTTCTGCAGTACTTCATCCGCAACAAGGA